CTACGGGTGCGCTCACAAGAATGAGAACAAATTCGTCTTTCCATCCTTTGTCGTTTGATTGTCTTACCGCCTGTTGGTACTCCACTTCTCCGTTCGCCATCTTGCTCGCGTGTAATAGTTCTGCGTCCGACATTAATATCTTCGCCTTTTGTTTATTCGCGAATATCTGAGCGCCAGTTTTTAAAACTGTAGGTAGAAGTGAGAGTAATGGTCCCATTGATTATTTTATGATTGTGATTATTACTGCTACAATGAAAGCGGCTGCAATAAGTTTTGTTCTCCAACTCATTTCATTCCACTTGCTCATAACTTTTGCTTTTAAAGATTCGATCATGATGACCTCCTTTTTTTCTTTTTTACACCTGCTTCGCTGAGCGCGATAGCTATAGCTTGTTTAGAACTTACCACTTTCTTTTTAGATTTACCAGATTTAAGTTTACCTGATTTATATTCACGCATTACCTTACTGATTTTAGCGTCTTTTTTCACGATAAAGTTGTTACGAGATACTCTGCCATTTCAGGTGGATAGCCTCGTATTATGTATTCATTGTAAGCAGTAAGTTGTTCTTCAGTAAATTTTGATTCTATAGGGTTTATAAAAGTTTCTGTTACAGGTTGTTTTTCAAGTTTACTGTCTATACTTTTTGATACTTTTGATGCTACATCTTTTAGGGATAAAGAATCAAATACACCTGGTGATATACCTTCTGCATATTGTCTTGCTGCATCTGCATCAACTGTGTAGCCTGGATTTCCAAGTACATCTGCGTTATCGTAATCAGGGCTATAAAGAGCATTAGCAAACTCTTGTTTCTGTTCATCTGTAAAACCATACGCAGGATTGTTAAGGTTGTAAGAACCGTGAAGAGATGTTCCTAGTTTTCCAAATCTAGAAGAACCTGTGGTAACGTCCCCATCAAACTGCGGTCTAAAGTTTGCAACATTTAAACCAAATAAACCTGCTTGAATTGGCACATTTGTTGATCCAAGAAACTGTCCTGTTCCTGTGTATGCTTTGTCAAGAAAATTACCAACGTTAAAGTTTTTTATACTGTTTAGTATTCCTTGTCCAAAACCAAGTTTTGTAGGTGTTTCTTTTTGCCCTAAACCTGTTTTATTATTATCTGGACCTTCGGGATTTCTGTCATTACCAAAACCATCCATTCCACCATAATTATCTTGACCTGGTCCTGTGTTATAGCCTGGCATTATTAATTCCCCTCTTTAAACGTTGCTTGCATCTGTTTTATACCATCTTTTGCAAGTGATACTGACGCTCTAAGTTTAGCATGTTCGTCATCTTGCTCAAGTTTGTCTTCTGCAATCTGCCTGTTTTGTAACATTTTTAGTGCGTCCATCTCAGCCTTAGTTTCGCCTTCTTCACGTTTTCTTTCCTCTTCTTTGGCTCTTAGCTGTATTTCATCGCTTTTTAACCTTAGTAATGGGTCATTATCAATCTGATTTAACACTTTTTTCTCTTCTTCGAGGTATTCTGCCATTGTTTCAGCAATTAATTTAGCTTTTCTAGACTCAATAGCCTCTGTTACCTGTTTTACTTGTTTTTGTAGCTGTTGTACCTGCGGATTTTGTTGCATTTGTTGTGCCATTTGCGGATTTCCTTGTGCTTGCATCTGCATTTGTTGCATTTGTTGTGTCATTTGTTGGATTTCCATAATTTCATCCTTAAATTCTAACTGAACTTGCTCTGTTGCCATCAAAGTGATGTGTTCTAGTATGTTTTTTTGCAAAGAAGCAATAATTTGTGGGTTTGTACGTGCCATCATTGTACCCATGTAGCTTAAATGTGCATCCATGTGTGCTTGGTGGTCTTGTCCTGGAAATGCTTTGAATGGCTGTCCACTCAATGCTTGTATATTCTCCATAGCAGGGTCCATTGGTTTTGGTGGCTGTGGTTTTTTTAATATTGTGTCAATATCTTTTATACCTAACGCTTCATACATATCACGATACGCTTGATACAAATTATGCATCTTAGGATTAGACATCGCCAACTGTAATTGTGTTTGTGCAATACTAATTCTTTGCGTTTGTGAAAATATGTTTGGATCAGCGACTGGTACAATGTCAATACGTTGGTCAAAGTCAGTTGCAAAAATTTGTCTCTGTCCACCGACTACATCGTATGGATATTCTTTTGGTAAGTATGTCGCAAAGTTATCTGCGATTAACATAAACTCACATTTTAGTGCTGCATATAAACGTTTGTGTATCGCTGACATAACCCGCGATCCGCGTTCCAATAACGCGACGGTTGTACCTACTGCTGCACTTTGATTACCATCTCCAACTTGCATATCCGCGATACTTGCAAAACGTTGACCTGCTTGCACAACAACACCCATTAATTGTAGTAATGTTTGGTCTGGTCCTTTAAAGGGTAATGGCATAAACGCATCACTTAAATTTCCACCAGGCGCATCAACATCACGGAACTCGCCCGGCTGCAACGGTTGAGCTTCGTCTCTGACTCTGATACCTCTTTGTTTGAATCCGGACGGGAGATTTGCTAACGTACCTGCGTCTAAGAGTTGTCTTAGAGCGGCTGTGGCAGTTCTTGATAAACCGCCGATCATGTGGATAAGCCCGAATCCGTAGAAGCCTAGTCCTGGTAAAAACTTGAAGTGTACAAAATAATCACGGCGCGCGCGTCGCGGGTCTTGTGCATCGAAATTTCTTTTAATAGATAAAACGGTTGCTGTGTCTTCATCAACAGTTACAATGTAAGGTAATTTTAATCCTGTTGCTTCTCCCATTTCGTCAACATCTTGGAAGCCTTCTAAATCTAAATCACAATGACATTCAAGCAATGTTACTACTTCGTCGTTGGACGAAGTAACACCAGATATACGATCTTTTGATTCTAGAACATCTGTATTGGAATAACCGCTTGGCTGTAAATCAACTTCTCTATAAAAACCATTTAATTGATATTTTAACAATTCGTTTCCTGACATACGAATGCTGTGTGTAATTGATTCTGCATCTTCTAAACTAGTTGCTGTGTATGGTACGACTAAATCTTCCGCAGGGATAAATTTAGACACACAACGTTGCATGACAGAATCGTAGTAAACTTTTTTGAAAGTTGATCCTGCTAATGGTAAGTTAAATAACATTTGATCAAACTCAGGTTCATATTCTTTCATCTCTACCATTAACTGGTAGTTCATAAATTCTTTTACACGATCAGACTGGTCTTCTTTTGCTTGGTCTGCTTTACCTATAATCTGTGTACGAACTGGACCGGATGCAGGTAATAGTTCTTTGTATGCTAAAGACTGAAACTGTGTAACAGCTTCTGCAAGTACAGGATGTGTCGCGCCACTTGCACCTTGGAACGGGTCTGATCTGTTTTCGTATTTAAAACCTAATAAATCTAAACCCTTTGTGTAAGAGTCTTCCCAGTCTTGTCTCGATGATTTGTGTTCTTCATAATCTTCTACAATCTGTGATCCTATCTCAATAAGTATATTATCCTCTAGTGCTTCGGCTAAATTAGAATCATGGTTTTCTGAACCAACACCAGCTACTGCTTGAGGATCAAAATCAATTTCAACACCACCATCTTCTGTTTGATTTATTTCAACAGGTTGTTGGTTTTGTTGTTGTGCCATCTTTTCTTGTATAGATTGCATTTGACCTTGTTTACTTGGAACGTTAACTTTTGTTCTAATATTATTTGGTAGGTCAAATTTATTTGATTTTTCTATAGCCATTATACTGTCCTTTGTCTAAATAATGAACCCATGCCACTTGACATTGGTCCTGCTTGTGGCGGTACTAGGCCACCTTGTTTAAATCCGGGCTCCTCGGTCCGCGTTCTTTTTATAAAATCTTCTATTGCATCATCAACTTTTTGCGTCGTACCTCTTACTGCAAAATCTTCTACATTACGAAGATCGGATACAACTTCATCCATTCCCATTGAATACTGTTCAAGATCTGCTGCACCCTCGTGTCCTTTTCTAAACTCTCCAACAAAAAATGATGGGTCTTCTGTCACGCTGCTACCATCTTCAAAATATTTCTTCATTGATGGCTCATACTCAAAACTAACTTGAGTTCCATCGTCTGCTGTAGTGTATATATCTATTCGTCCTGTATTTACATCTTCTACCATTTTATATTCTGTCATACCATCTTTGTAATTATACACTGCATTTACTTCACCTTTGTTTGGCGCTGCTGGTGATACTAAGTTACCTTTTGTTTGTATCTTACCAACAAGCAATGGGAACCATTTAGGCATACCTGGAGCTGATAATGTTTTTGCTGCGGTGATACCTGTCTTTGCTGCAGGTAATAATCCTTTACCGCCAGTTAATGCTGCTGTAATCCCACCACCTAATACACCAAGAAAACCTCTACGTGATATTGGAAATTTACCACCACCATCTTGAAATCCTATGCGACCACCTTCTGCCATTTTAGGTTTTTCTGGGTCAAACGGAAACAGTTCTAACAGTTGGTCTAAGTCCTCTAGTCCTTCGCCTGACATTGCATCTAATGTTTTTTTATTTAGTTCTTCTAATTGTCTTGCTTTGTCAAACTCACCTACATCAATAAGTTTAGCTATTTTTCTTTCGTTCGCTGCAACTTGCCTAGCCATCTTTCCAGCTAGATCTGTTAATTGTGTATTATCTAAACCTTCTAAATTTCTTCTAGTCTCTACGGTGTCGTCTACAAACTTATCTGTTCTTAACGCATCAACATCATCTGGAGTTAAGTCTTCTACTGCTTTTCCAAAAAACTCATCAGGTGCGTTTTCAGTTGCTATAATTCTTTTTGCTTTTTCTTTTGAAGCTGCGGGAGATTGGACAATGCCTTTTTCAGGATCAAAATTAGTTTTACCTATGCCTTGTTCTTCAAGAAATTTTTTAATATTTGCATCGTCAAGATTGGTTAATGACGTTAAGCCCTCTTTCTTTTTAGGAGCGCTTCTTATATCAACAATGTTGTCTGTATCAATATTTTTTCCGATCTCTTCTATCTCTTCTAAAAATTCTATAGCATCATCACCGCTATAACCCAAATTATTATCTAGGTATGCTTTAATCATGTCATCATCTTCCATGGTTGCTCTTTTAGGTGAGCCTGGAGGATATGCTTCGTTCATTTTTTCTAAAACAGCAGCTTTTGCTCTATCGACATTTAACCCTGTTTTTTCTGATACAAATGCAATAGAACGCTCTGATCCTTTAAACATGGTTGAAGACATACGTTGCGGTCTGTCAATAACAGTGTTTGCTTCACCAGAAGTTTTTTCTGCTTTAAATATCTTTTCTTCTATCTTTCTAAGTTCTGCAATTTGATCGTCTATTCTTTTATTGCCTTTTAAAACTGACTCATTCGCTTCAGTCAAGCTTTGCACAATGTCATTCTTAGCTTGATTACTGAGACCTTTTGTTTTACTGGTCCTGCTGAATAATGATCCTATTAACTTTAGTAAAAAATTCATTAATAATACGTCCTTTGTTGCTGTGGCAATTCTTCATCCTCGTAGTCTTCTGGATGGTCAACAAAGCCACCTTGTCTAAATCTCATTACTGCTTGAGTCATACTATCCACTAGGTCATCGTGTTCCCCTAACGGAAATGCAGCGCATTCCTCAATCACTTCCTCTGCCCATTTTGTCTCCGGTGCCCAAACCATTCCTGATTCAAATAACGGAGCTACAGAGTTTATCCTAGTATGTTTATCATTTCCACGACTTGGTGTAAAGTTAATAACTGGTATGCCTAGCTTACGCAATTCATACGTCAAAGGCAAGCCCGAAGCTTTAGCCTCTACAATTACTGTTTCTGGCTTCCAATAGTCATATTGTTCTTTTGCAACACGTCTAAGCTCTGGAAACTCGTACCGATCCTTAATCATATCTACTAGTATTAACTGCGGTCCGCTGTCCTCGCTTGGTGTAAATACGCCCCATGTTGTTATGGCGCTGTAGTCAGCAGTTTCTTTCTTCATAAACGCTGTATCATATGATTGTATAACATGCTGTAATGGTGGCAGTTCGTCTTTTTCCCAAACATTCCACCACTCACGTTTTATAATACTGCCTTCAGCTGCTGTTGGATTTTGTTGGTATTGTGCGTTCCATTTTAATATACTTACGGATGCTTTCACCGCTTCTAACTCTTCTAACTTCCAATATCCCGGCCAAACCGGTTTCCCGCTTGGAAGTATGGCTGGGAATTCGA